TTAACTTCAAATGTAGAAAAGGTATCAGCACCCCAACTACAAATCAACATAAAGAATGCTGCGAAACCGACAAATCTTTTACTAGAGATTTTAGCATCACTAGAAAGCATTTCTCTTAAAAAACTCATATTATCCTCTTAGAATTGTAAGATAGCGTAATCGTATCTTAGTGTTAATGTAATGTCATTAGGTTCATTGGTTTCCCAACTCATCTCACCAAAGTTAGCTGATTGAATCATAGCACCTTTAAGTGTCCATTCTTCAACTTTATCACCTACTGGTCCTAATACATTAAACGTAATATCTTTTTTGTAGAAGTCTGAATATCCATCTCTACCTGTAACAGACTCTTTATGCAAACGAACCCATTCCATAACTGCCTGTGCACCTGATGGTACAATAGGATCGTAAAGAGTGACTTCTAAAGTCTCCCAAGTTCCTTTACCTTTTACATATCTTTTTGTGTTTATATGATCTAACTCAATTTCTTCAAATGTAATTGTCGGTCTTGCAGCTGATTTGATAAGGTACGCAGGTATTCCTTCTATGTACATAATAAACCGATTTTTAACTTTCGGTTCAAACGGTGTAAACATAATTTCTGAAGGATCTATTAAGTCTGCCATTTCAGTTCTCCTATTAAGTGTTTAATTCTTTCATATATAAATATAAACAAACTGAAAAATCGATACAGAATATTACCTTATTATTTCATAGTTTTTTCATAGTTTTTTTAAATAACAAAAAACCCCACTAAAAAGTGAGGTTTTTCATTTGTATTTAAACAGTTATTAAGCTAATACCGGTAAATCATCCACTGCATTATCAGCTTGAGTATCACCCGAAGCTCTCATTATTACTGCCCAACCATCAGCTGTCCACATAAGTCCATACGTTTCACCTATGTTTGTCGTAGCTATAGTTGAATAAGATCCAGCCGTAGTAGCTGGAGTTAAAGTTACTGTATTATTGGTTGAAGATATAAATATCTTTAACTGTCCTACGTTACTACCATCAGCCAATGAAAGAGCTTCATCTCCATCATTATCAATAATAGTTACTGGAACAGTAGTACTACATGCAGTAGCAGCTTCTGTTACAGTTTCTGTACCTAAAATAGCACTATCGTCTACTAATAAGTTAGCAAACAGACTTGAAAAGCCTGGAGCTTCCTGATTAGCTTTAGTTTGTAAATTACTTCTTACACCCATTATATTTCTCCTAATTTAATTTAAGTTCTACTCAAATTAGTTATTACTAATTGTTATTAAATCTTTTTTATGTTAAGACATTGATGAACTACTAATCTTAACGATTTAATTTTTTCTCATCGTATATAAATATCAATAAAACAAAAAACCCCTCTAAAAAGAGGGGCTTTTGTACTTTATATGTGACTTTATCGATTACTCAGGAAAAGCAGCACCCGTTGGGAGTACTGAGAAGTCCAGAACAATAAATTCAGCCGTTCTAGTAGGTTGTATGAATATCTGTCCAACCAACTGATTTCTGTCTATGACATCAGGTGTATTGTTGGAATCATCCATAACAACTTTGAATGCACTCAGACCACTATTAGCCTGAACTGATTCTAAGAACGGATTCACAATATTTAAGAATCTAGCTCTTGTAGATGAATCATTTTGTTCAAAGATTAAGAATCTACTTGAGGAAGCAATAAACTTCTTCAATCTAATCAATAGTCTTCTTACGTTGATTCTATCTAAAGCAGATGGTTTAGATTGTAGTGTTTTTTGTCCAAATACCACAACCCCTTGACCAGGAAATGAAGCAATTGGATTAACTCTACCTTCATAAAGCGTATCTCTATCAGTATGAGTAAGTTTCTTCTTAGTCATTCTAACATTATCCAATCCACCTCTGTTCAATCCAGCAGGAGCAAACCACTCATGTGCCACACTATCTGTAAAGGATATCACACCAGCAATCACTACTGAAGGTGGAACATAAATTTGTCCATTTCCAGCAGGATTGTCCATCTTAACCCAAGGATAGTATGTAGCTACAAAGTTTGTATCTAAAGCAACAACATTGTTTACAGCAGTAGCAACGTTATCATCTATATCATTACCATCTAATACATAAAATGCATCAGCTCTACTTTCAACCTTATCAATAGCGTGATTTGAAACAACTGAATGATGTTTATGAACAATACCTGGTGTTACCAACATATTGATATCATATTCATCAGGATTACCGACAGCGTTAAGTGCTCTTTTGTAAGCAACCGAACCACTAGCAGTAGAAGTTGAACAATCAAATCCGCTTGTGTTAGCAGAACTGATTGAGGTACCTGTTTTCTTTGATTTAGCAGGATTTATACCATCAAAACCAAACTGAAATGGTACAGCAAAATTAAGCTGAGCCACAGATGAAGATATGTTTAAACCCTGAGTTTCTATAGCAAAATTAGTGTATTTGCTAAATTCTAAATCTGAAGATTTTCCATACCCAAGCATATTTTCTAAATTAAAAGCAGCATTGTTACCAGTCGCTAATGGAAAAGGAACAGGTGATAGATATTCTTTGTTTGTAGCAACTTCTGTTTCCGGATATCCCGCATCTATCTTAAATCCATAAGGTAGACTTGGTAAATATGTAGAAGCGTTATTGTTTACACCATCGTATGTCTGTGACCTACTAAACGAGGAACTTGGAACACTATTAGCAGAACCAGCAACAATAGGATTATTCACAGAAGCGTATCCCATAGGTTGTAGGTTTTTATTACCTCTAAAAGTATCCTCTTTGTAATCACCAACCCTAATAATTCTAGATAAGTTTGGATAGTCACCATATGTAGTAACTTCACCATCATCAGTAACAGTATAAAACTGGTCACCAATTACTTTAGCTATGTAATTAGAAGAATCTGGATCCATATTTAAACCATTATAGCTTTCTATAGCAGATGGATTACCAACCTCGTATAGAGCTAAAGTAAACTGAGCATAATCAGGACTTGAGTTAGAGTTTTGTGGTCTCTTAACATCTCTGATTACCACATAATGACCATTAGTATCATTACCATCAGCTCTCGTATAAATTCTGAATAAATTTGTTACAGGAGTTTGTGATTGTATAAACGGCGTTCTAGCAGCAGCGGCATCTTTATTACCTGTATTAGATACGATGTAATTTCCATCTGAGGTATCTACTGTCTCCACTCCTTCTGAAAAGGATTGTGATACGATTTCAGTACTTAAAGCTGATGAACTTGAAATCATCAAGTCACCTGCAGAAAATGAAGCACTAATACTACTTCTAAAGGTTTTGAATAAATATCCAGAAGCGGCAGTTGAACCAATTAATCTAGCTTGTGGATCGGATGGTATTGCTTTTCCAATATAAGCAGAATCAGCGGCCTCCAAACCACCACCAGCAGCACCTTTTTCTACGAAAGTTAATCCTGTTAGAGTATTAGTAGAGTTTCCATGTATGTTTAAGGTAAACGAACCTAAATTATTATTACCACCAAGAGAACCACTTAATCCACTCTCGCCTTCATTATTTTCTACTGTAGGCATAATCGATGCGACTACAACTTTACCATTCTCACCATATACCGCTGATGAACCACTTGCTAAGATATTAAATCCAGCAACTTTATATCCACCAAGATATCCTACTTTTACTATTGTTACAGTTCCAGCGGAACGCAAATATTCCTGTACAGCGTAAGGTGTGTAATAGCTCGTATCATAAGACCCAAAAATACTTTCAAATTCCGCAAAGTTTCTTACTATAGTTGGAACAAAAGAAGGACCTTTTTTAGTTGGTCCTACAATTGCTGCGCCTATTTCAGTAATTCCTTGTGGAAGAAAGGATAAATCTTTCTCACGAGTAAATACACCTGGACTGACTATTCTCTCTGCCATGTGTTTTCTCCTTTAAAGGTTTTAAAAATTAATATGAAATTTGTTATATATAAATATAACGAAATATTTCAAAATACAACCGATTAAGGATTTATTTAAGATTCTTCAGCAGATCCTTCGTTTTCATCAACTTCTACTTGTGGTGTTGGTGTAAATACTCCTGATTGAGGATCAAGTTGACCTGGTCCATACTTTTCATTCAGTTCTTTTACCAAATCACGTTCTTTTTGTTGATTCTCCGCATAATCAGCTTCCATTTTCACTTCAGCTTCTTCAAGACCATCTTTTTGTTGTTCAAGCAAAATCTTCTGAACTCTCATCTGCCCAAAAGCGCTTTGAATGTTTTGATAACCTTGACTTAATTCACTAAGAGACTTTAGCTCTTCGTCTGTAAATTTAATTTCTTCAGCCATTTTAATAACTCCTTAATTTATTGTTAACATTAATATATATCATATAAGTATACGAAATACGATTTTTTATTTGTTTTTTAGTTCTTCTATCTCTTTTTGTTGAGATTTTACGATTTCTGAAAGTTCTTTCACAGAATTTATAAGTGGTAGAACGAATGCTTCAAAAGACACATTTTGCCTTCCGTCTGGTGTTTCATCCCAACCACCAAATGTGTCTATATCTTGTTTATCCAACGCTTCTTTTACCTCTTGAGCAATCAATCCATGAATTTTTCCACCACCACCCATTGGTTCTTTATCATCAGCATCATAAGCATTCCATTCTTTTGGAAACTCTGACGGAGATTTATGTTCGAATGTAACTGGTCTGATATCATTTATGAAGTCTAATCCTAACTTATCATCTTCTATGTTTTTCTTTTGTCTCTTATCTGAAGAGTGTGTCCAAGTTGCATTAGAGTTAAAATCGTTATAAACATGACTTGAATTATCTCCAATATGAACTCTGTGATTAGCAGTACCAACAACATTGTACCCAAGACAAATTACATTGTCAGCATCACCAGTATGTACATTAGTATAAGTTCCGATTAAGGTATTTGGGCCACCACTAGTCATTGCACTACCTGCAGCAAAGCCAACTATAACAGTATTAGTTGTTCCTGTCGCGGTTCCCATTGCATCTTGACCAATTATAACATTTTGATTACCATTAAACGCATCCGCAGCTCTACTTCCAACAACAACGTTATTTGCTGCAGATGTTCCAGCTCCTAGTGCGTTATCACCTATCGCAACGTTATGTCCTCCTGTGGTGAGAGCATCTCCTGCATTACCACCTATTGCAACATTACCACCAGCAGTTGTGAAACCAGCAAGAGCACTTTTTCCAATAGCAACATTACTTCCACCTGAACTATGTGGAAGAGATGTTGTTCCGCCTTTACCAGCTTCAGCACCTACGAATGTGTTTGAACTACCAGTTGCGTAGTATCCAGCTTCGTATCCAATATATGTGGAGTAACTACCACTATATATTCTGTTACCAGCAGCCGTTCCAACAAGGGTGTTAAAAGAACCACTTGAGGATTGACCAGCACCAAAACCTATTGCAACAGTTTCTTGTGCAAATTTGGCAGCTGCTAGAGCGTATCCACCTAATGCAGTATTGTACTGACCACCTTTTGTTACCTCTCCTGCATTTAATCCTATAAAAACTTGAGCATCTCCACCACTTGTCTGAGTATACTGACCGAATGCAGCATAACCGATACCTACCTGAGAACTACCAAAATTTGTATTACCTGCACCACGACCAATAAATGTACTATTTACTGCATCGGTTGCACCATAAGAGAAAGCTTCAAATCCTACAACAGTATTACTTGTACCTGTTTGTATATAGTCTCCTGCACTCTGTCCTATTAGCACGTTAGCACCAGCTGAAGTCATGGTATCTCCCACACCATGTCCTATTAGCACGTTAGCAGCTCCTGTGGTTATTAACTTTCCTGCTTCATATCCTATTGCGACATTATTATTAGCAGTCGTGAAAGTAGTAAGAGCTTGGTATCCCATACCAACATTATACTGACCTGAACTATACGGAGCAGATGAGTTTCCTTTTCCAGCTTCTTTTCCTACAAATGTGTTGTAGGAACCAGTCGCATAGTATCCAGCTCCGTATCCAAACATTGCATTATTACTTCCTAATAAATATCGTCCTGCGAAATGACCAACCGAAGTATTTAGAGAACCAGATGTTCCTCCGTATTCACTAATACCATTACTACCTCTACCAGCTTGTCTACCAATACCAAGATTACCACCA